AGCATCATTTGTAGTAATTTTTGACCTATCTTTAATTAGTTTACCATATATTTTTTCAATATCTTTAACTAAACTTAACTCTACCTTTTTAGGTTTTTGAGAATCTCTTATTATTTCATTTAGAGCAGTTAGTATTTCTTCGTTTGTTGGTTTCTTTTTCATATTTATTGTCTTAAATATTTATCTTTTTAATTTTTGTAGATAATTTTTCTAATTTTTCATACCAATCAGATGTTTCTTTTATTGCTAATTCAAACTGTCTAGGTTGTTTAATTTCACTAGGTTTTATACCTATTGCTTTTAAACTTTTTAGAAAATCAGAATAATCATCTTGTACTTCTTCTAATATTTTTTTAACTTTTTTTGAATCTTTTTCTATCATTTGAAAAGTTCCTGATAATTCTTTTTCTGCCCTTTCTTTAATATTCCAATATAACTTTTCAGCATCTTGTGCATAAGAATCAATCTTTGCCCTTGCTTTTAATTCTATTTCCTTAGCTTTACTAAGTTTTGGACTTATTATTTCTTTAAGTGCAGTTCTTATTTCTTCTATTGTAAATTCTTCTTTACTCATGTTTTGCATTTTATCCACAAAGTAGCCTTCTATTGATAGACCTTTTAATTCTCCAGCTTTTATCTTTTGCCATAAATCATCATTGTCTATACGCATTTTAACCATCCATGTACCCTTAGGTAAGTCATAACCATATAGTGTAGACTTGTCATTTTTAGGGTCTTCTATTATCCAGGATTCAGTTGTTAATACGCCAGATACTCGGTCTTGGTGTTCGTATGTAGCTTTGTGGTGGTTATTATGTTTTAAGTATAGTTCACTAGCCTTACGTACTGTATCTGGACTAAAGTAAACATAGTATTCAGAATCAGTATTAGGATCATATCTAAATATTTGTTTATTAGGAATAAGAGCTGGACTAACTAGCATTCTTTTTTCTTCATCTACTTTTGCGAATGTTAAGTTATGCTTTTCTTTTCCAAAATATACAAAGTCTTGTTCTATAGCTGGAGCTGATACTAAGCTAATAGCATCTATTGCTAACGCTTCGTTATTTTCTTCTATTACAAGTTCTACTATTTTTGTATTTTTCATATTATTATTTTAATCCTTGTTGTTCAAATCTTTTTATTAAATCTTTTGTTTCTTTCATTTGCTTTTTAGTTTCAGATATTAATTCTTTTATTTCTCTGACTTCTGGCACTCTGTCAATAGATAGACCTAAGTCTTTTGCTAATTTTTCAAATTTATCTAATTTATCTTGTGCTACTTCTTGCATTTTAGGCTTTAACTTTATTAATTTAGAATAAACATTTAATGAGAAATTTCTATATTTTATTAATTCTTTAATGTATTTATCTCCTTCAACTATTCTTTTATCAACGTAATCTAAAGCACTTTTCATGCCTTTTATTTGTTTTTTTAATTCTTCTACTGATGATAATTCTACTCTTTCTACTTCACTTAGATTCATTTCTTTTAATTCTTTTGCGTATTCTTCATACGACTTTTTTCCTAGTGGTGTTGGATTCATTTTATTATATTTTTTAGGATTAGCTCTTTCGCATTCTTCTTTAGTGGCATATTTACAGCTTCCTGTTTTACCCCACTTATAGTTTTCATCTTTACATTTAGTACATGGCATATTATTATATAGATTTAATTAATATTTATTTTGTTTTTATATTGTTGCTCTACGCCTAATATTAGCTAATTGGTTTTGGCTATTAGTCATTTCATCAGTTAATACAAACGCTTGTAGTGGTTGTTGTTCTGGTGTTACTGCTCCTTGTAGATCAAATCCACCACTAAAAAATTCTGGTGCTGGTGTACTAGCATCTATAGATACTGATCCAGCTGATGTTCTTCCTGGCACATCTGTTTGCATTATTTTTTTAACATTTGCAAGACCAGCAAGAACAACAGCAGTAGCACCTATAATACCTTGTACCATACCACCTTGTGCTAATGCTTTATTTGCTCCAGCGTAAGTGTCCATAATTGCACCTGCAATAGCTAATTCTTTATTATCACCAGCTAAGGAAGACATTGCACTAGCTAAATTACCTAATGCACCTACTGTATTTGCTACATTTGCTTGTTGTAGTTGTTTGTTTCTTGTGTTAAAGTCTTCTTGCATTGCATGTAATTTGTCATCTAATTTTCCTTGTAGCCTTTCTCTATCATTACCATATAAAACCATTTGATCTAATTCATCTTGTAACCCTTGTTTTAATTGTTCAAACTCTTCTTTTCTTCTTGCTTCTGCATTATTAGTAGCTCTTAGTAATGCTTCATTGTTTAGTTGTTCTTCAAAATCAAAAAAGTCAGTATATTCTTGTCCTAATGAATCAAAATAATCTACATCTATCTGTTGCAAATTGTTTGTAAATTTTGTGTGATTAGCTTCTAGTGCTTCTGCTCTTCTTTCGTTATCTTTTATATTTTCTTTTATGTCTTTTTTCCTATCTTCATTTGCATCAATTTCAGCTTGTCTTAGTTTCATTAACTCTTGTAGTTGAAATTGGTTAATTTCTCTATTAATATCTCTAATTATATCTCTTTCAGCTTGTGCTTGTTTTGCAAGTTCTTTATTTTTAGCTATTTGCTCTTTTTTAATAGCGTTTATTTTATTGTTAAGCTCAATAGACTTTGTAGCACTTTCTGCTTGTATATTCGCTAACTCTACTTCTTTATCTCTTATATTATCTAAGTCTGATTCTTCACTTTCTGATGCTCCTGCTCTTTGTTTAGCTATTCTTACAGCTTCTTCTGCATTCTCTACTCTTTTGTTTAGTAACTCCTGTTCTATGTCAAAAGCTTTTTGTGCTGATTCTAGTCTTTCTTGTTCTGTATTAGTAACATCTTCTGCTATTAATTTTAGCTTTTCTATCTCTGCCCTTCTTTGTGCAGTTTCTACAGATAAATCCCTTTCACTATCTCTTAATGCTTCGGTTCTTCTTTGTAGTTCAGTAATTAGCTTTACATCTTCTACTAATTCTGTACCAATACCTGAAAACGCTTCTTTTAATTCTCTTAAGCCTTCTTTAGTACCTACATTAATAAAAGTCAGTATAGCTTTACCTATTTTAGCCATTCTATCAAAGACTACATCTACTACAGCACCTACTCCAGCCATAGCTATTCTAAACTTTTCTGCTCCTTTTTCTGTTCTTGTAAGAAATGTAATAAGTGATGTAAAAGCAATTAATAAAGCACCGATACCTGTAGCAATAGCTCCAGCTTTAATTACACTAAATAAATTTTTAGCACCTTTTATTATTTGACCACTAAACATTCTTCTAAATCCTAATCCAGCTAATTTTGTTTGAAAGACTATCATTTTTAGAATATTACCTGCTATTTTACCTAATTCTATAAACTTTTCTTTTACTACACCAACAGTAATTCCAAAAGCACCAAAATTATTAATTGCAAGTGCAGTTTCTGCGTTTAACTGTTTTATGTTGGATTTAATCTCTGCTTCTAATGTTATTTTTTCTGCCATATTTATATATTAAAATGTTACTGCGTTTGTTGCATTCTCATATAGATTTACACTAGCCGACCAAGATATATTTACATTAGTCGTTCCATTTACTAGAACCCTTAATAGTCCTGTACCTCCTACATCCATAACTGCTGTACCAGTAGTACCATTACTTGCTATAGTTGTTTGACTTTGTGTAAGTGTTTCTACATCAGAATTGTTGTTTAACACGCTACCTGTTATTTTTATTGTTTTATAGTGTCCAGCAGTACCTGAAGAACCACCTGTTACTAATGCTGTAACAAATACTTCAAATGCTGTTATTGAATTTTTTTGCAATACTATACTGTTTTCTTCATCACCTTGTGTTGTTAATAAGGTGTCATTTGCGTTTGTAGTTTTACCACTTACTTGTACAAAAGACTGTTGTAAAAGTCCTTGTGTAGAGTTAAAACCTCCACCACCTATTAACACTTCTCCTTGTCTTAATGCCTTACCCATTTTACCACCTATTATAGATGTGTTATCTAAAGCATTACCCATAGTATGAGATTCGCCACTTATAAAGCAATTAGTATTGTTACCTAATGCTAAATTACTTTCACCATTTAATATAGTATTTTCAGTTTCTCTACCAGTTCGACCTCCTGAATCTATATTAGTAGAATTTCTAAACTGTTTTAGTAAATTATAGTTAAAATTAAATGCCTGACAAGTTCCTGTAGCCTTATTAAATTTATATCCATACGCTTCACAAGTCTGCTGATTTGCTCTTAAATAATTTGTAGTATCATCAGTAAATAAGACTTCGCCTAATGGTGTTATCTCGTATGGTTTTATTTCATATCCTTTTATATAGTCCATTATGGTATTAGTATTAGTTCAACAGTTGCTAATGAATTAGGTTTGTAGTCTATTTTATTACACCTATAGTGTCTATTTCTAATCATTACAATATCAAAGAATCTAAAAGTATTAATGTCTGCTGGTGTTAGATTCATTTTTAGAATTACTTTTTTTGTATCAGGATTATATAATGTAGAGTAATATGTCTGCCAGTATGTGTTGAATAAATTATTAATAGATGGTGCGCCTAATCCTATAGTCTGTAATGTTTCAAAATTATAATCTACTGTAGATACAGCACTCGGTACATCTTTTGTGTGTGAAAATAAACCGTATGTGCCTGTCTGTGTAGCTGATTCACCATTTTGTGCTGGTATATAATAAGTAGTAGTATTCATTGTTCTTTCTCCTACATCATATAAGATTCTAGGCATACTGTCGTATGGCTCAAATACATTAGTATGTTGATTTCCTGAGTAAACATTAGGTATAACAAATTCTGCCAAAGTATCATGTATTGGTTTTACTACAGTAGATGCAAAAGGACTTGCTATTACTTCTTCTGTGTCCATTAATGCATTAGTTTCGTAATTAATCCTATATGCACCACCATATTCTTTTGTAACTATATTTCTATATAATACACTAGAATAGTCATTGTCATCATATTCATATTTTACTACCAACTCTTTTTTTAAGTCTGTTAGAGGTTGTAACTTAATTTCTGTATTATCTACTTTATCAGTCCAGTATCTTGTGGTTGCATCTGGGTTATTAATGAATATATCGTTATATGTTTCTATAATAACATTATTAGAATTTTCAGGATCTTCTAAGGCTACTGCATTAAACATTTTCATAATACCTTTTAGAAAATCAGCTTGTGATATTTCACCTCTTTGTGTAGTTAGTAACCCTCCTTTTAGTGTTGTTTGTGTGGTTACTGTCCAATTAGTTCTTACAGCAGTAGCTAAATCTTGCCATGATGCATCCCATTGTTGCGTTGTTGCAATACCTCCTGAAAATTTAGTATTTTTAAATTCTGCCCATAATTGATCTCCTGTATTTAATATTACTTCAAAACTTCCAATCCAGTCATAGTATCTTGGATCAGTTGCTCCTGTAGCCTGAAAATCATTTTTAATCATTTGTTCATAAGATTCAAATGATCCATCTGCTCTTTCTACCCTCCATCTAGCATGTAAATCAGCTAATACTGATGCGTTAGAATTTTTAAAAGAAAAATGGTAGTCTATTTCATATATTTCTACATCTGTTGTTGCTGTTATAATATAGGTGCTACCATCATAGTTATCAGGAGTAGTCCATCCTCCACTTGCTAATGCTGATTGGCACTGTCTTAATTTAGTATATGTCGCTATAGCAAAATTAGAGCCACCACAATCTGTTCTATGCCATGCTGAAGAAAATTCTGAATTAGCTATAATACCTGGCATTGTACCAGCACCCCAGCTAAAATCCATGTAGAGCTTTTTAAAGTCGGTATCATCAAATAATGTAGATGTAAAAGTATATGAAGAATCAGCAAATATATTGTCTAATAAATACCTTACATTTATCCAAGGTCTAAACGCATCTTCTAATTTTTCTAATTGTGGAAAACCTCCTGTACCAGCACTAGCAGTAGTTGCTTTTCTGATGTTTCCTACCCAGTTACAAAATGGATATTTTAACACTTGCGTTCTTGTAGCTCCAGCTGTACCAGCAAATGATCCTGATGGCAATGCATTAGTTAATAGCAAACCAGTAGAACCCCATGAATCCTGTATATTTGATCTTTTATAGCTATGCTCTAATTCTTCTAAAGCAGTTAAGTCGCCTATTGTTCTTTCTTTTATTTCATCCATCAAACTAATAGTCTTACAGTATAAATTTACACTATAGCTTGTTTGATTGTCTTTTGTAAGTATGTCTGTTAATTGTAAATATCCATCAAATATTGTAAAAGAATCTTGCTTTAATATAGCCTTTGTTTGTGAATAAGGATTAAAACTAATTCCAGAATAGGTTCTTGTAACATCAAATATATTACTAAATATTTTATTGTTACGTTTAGTAGCTGGTAAGTCAAATGACTTAGAATAGCTTTGTATTTTTTCATCAAACTTAGTAAAATCATCAATACTAAGACTTAGTGGTATATCTTCATCTTCATATAAATCTACAATTACTTGTCCATCTCTTAACTCTGTAAATACTCCATTATTAATTTGTATAGTATGGTCTTTTATACTTACTTCGCTTATGGTAAGTCTAGTTCCATCATCATTAATATATGATATACCTAATATTTGTGTTGATCCAGTAGCTTCAAATGTTAGTGTTGTCTGTGTTACATTAGAAGTTGTAGGATTGTTTCCTGGTGCTATAATAGGTGTATTACCATTAGCATCTAAAAAGTTATCTGTACCTATTAATATAAAGCCACCAGCTACTGCTGAATGTGTAATAGTTAGGTCATATTGATTACCAGCGATTAAATTACATAAAGTCTGATAAACTCCACTATATGAATCGCCACCAGTTCCTGAATCTAACACTAATGCGTTTAAACTGCTTGTAGGAGCATCTGCTGTTGTCCATGGACTACCATTTGTATGATACCCACGCCACAAACCTATTGTAGATGGTGCGTTTGTAAGTCTGTCTGCTAGAGGATCAGATGCAGTAGTAGTAGAAACTGTATCTATACCAGCTGAAAAGTTAGAATCAGCTACATACTCTAATATATTAGCAGTTGCTATTGAAGAATACTGCCCTTGGTAGTTCTGTGGATATAATATTAGTTGTACACTCATGCTTTATGTGTTCTTCTTAATTTAGATTTTTCTATATTAAAAGTGTATTGTATTAGCTTATCATTTGCTACTGTTTTTATAACATAGTTACTGTCTGTAATTGTAACTGGTTCTATATATCTATTAGTAACAGTTGCCGATGTATCTGACTGAAAGCCTTTGACTATATACACTTCTAAACTATTGTTTAATTCTTCTAACCATTCAGCTTCTGATTCAGTTATATAATCTGTATTTATTCTAATTCTTTCTGTATTGTTTACTCTAAAATTCTTTTTACCTCCTTTGTAACCTTCTGTTAAGAATACATTACTATTCCAGTCGCCATGCGTTTGATTATATGATACTCTATTAGTGCCTACAGACCTTACAGACTTCATATCAAAAGTATAATAATCCCAAACACCCCATTGATTTAACCAGCATAATCTAACAGGTACAAATTGTTTTAAATTAGTACACCTAATATTTATAGTATATAATTGGCTAATAAGAGCGCCACTATCATCTTTAGCTTGTAACGTATAGTAACTTACATTTGCTTTATGTGTATTCCAGTCTGCATATGTACTAGGTTTTACTATATATCCTCCATCAAAGTTAGCAGGGAATGCTCCAAAGTACATTAAGTTTCTATTACTTCTACTGCTGTTTGTTGTTTGACCTCCATTTGTCCAGTTCTGATTTACATTTATATCTGATCCTAGCTGTACACCAGCGCTGTTATATAGCTTTATAGTTATACGGTTTACTTTATTTAGTGTAGCTGATCCTGTACCTATTTGTGGAAAGAAATTTAGAAAAGGCATTGTACCATAATCTGTAAGACTTGCGTACTGTGTAGTTGGTGCATTGCTTAAAAATTTACTGTCTGTATTATTCATATATAGATTGGCAGTATCTATATCGAATCCATAATTAAAATTGTCTAGCGTTAGCACATCAGTAGGGTGTAACATTCCATTAAATATAGTAAATTCTACACTATTTTCTTGTGTAGTAGTGTCTTCTGTTACTGCTCCGATTGCAGTATCTGAATATTCTAAACTAAATGTTACTTGGAAATGTTTTACAGCATTATTATTTGTAGAATATTGATCTATTAAGTGTACAGGGTGTGGTGTGTTTTCGCTATAATCTACGCCCTTATATGTACTTGCTTCACCATAAGTTGTACCATTATAATCTGGACTTACATAATTTTCTAATATTGTACTAAAATCAAATATAGCCACTCCTTCTCCATTAGGATTTACTTTAGTGATAGCGACTATTTGACTTGTGCTACTAGGATTTATAGCAAACTCTAACACTCTTAGTCTTGCAATAAATTTTGTATTGAATTTATTAGCTACTATAGTGTTATTAGATACAGTAAAAACTACATTTTGTCCTACTGGTATCGCTACTCTATCTTTTCCAAATTGGAATGGTTGTTGTTCTATAATTGTACTCATGATGTAATTGTTACTTTAATATCTTTAATGTCTTTTTCCATTGTTGTGTATATGTCTTCTTTTATCATTTCTAGCATTTCTTTTGGAAATCTTTTCATGCCTAATCCTAGTGGTTTTTGAAAAAAGCTAATACCTTTTATACCATCTATTTTTATTTTTCTTCCAATTAAAAAAGCAAAAGATTTATTGCTAATAAATTGTCCACCTTTATTTCCTGCACTTTTCCATTCTTTGTCTACTCTACCTTTAAGTCCTCTTGCTCTTATCCATTTTTCTAGTATTCCTAATGGTGGTTGCTTTGTTGTATATTTAAAAGGACTTTCTATATTTCTACCATCCCACGTTACATAGTTTTGTATCTTTTTGTTTCCTGAAACTCCTTTATCTACAAAAGTTCCATAATTTAACATATAAAAATCTAAGGAAAAGCCATTATCATTTACATCTAATTCAAATTTTATAGAATTATATAAATCTTTATTGACATTTTTCTTAGCCTTAGTTAAATTAGTTCTGGCTTGTTTTACTACATATTTACCAAAGCTATTAAGATACTTTTCTATGTTTTTAGTGTTCATTATACAAGAGCTACAAACATTTCTACTTGCACATCAGTTGTTGCTGATGGTCTAGCTTGTACACTTGTAACATCTTCTAAAGTACCATAAGCTGGACTTGTATCAGTTTCGCCTATTGCAATATTTTCTCCTTGAAATAATATGTGTGATGCACCAGCTCTTAAAGTTACTTGATAATTAGTATTGGTAGTTACTATAGCTAACTTTATTTCTTGATCTGTACTTAAATTAGTTATTCTAATATACTTAGCGTTTTCTACATCTAAAGCACCAGCACTAGCGTGTGGTGTTGATGCAAATGTTGCTATTGTAGTAGTCTGACTATGTGTGCAAGTTAGTATTCTTTCATATACATCTACAATACCTGTAGTTGTTATTGTGTTTGTTGTACCTCTAATAGCTCCATTAAGCGTTACTGATTCTGTTAGGGTTGTTGTTAAATCTGCCATTTTTATTTATTTTAATTATTTCTTTTTTTCTTTTTTTTCTTTTTTTATTACATCTAAATTATCTGACTTTATTTTGTATTCATAGCCATCTGTAGTTGTAACAATACACCACTCTATGTTATTTTTAGACCATTTTTTTAGTAGTGTTAATGTACCTGTAATTCTTTCTTTGTCTTCTTCTTTATGTCTGACAATTGATAAATCTTTTATTTTATATTTTTTTTGCATGATATTATTTTTTATCTATTTGTTTTAGTTTTCGTATAGCCCAGTTAATGCCACTTGTACCACCCCAACCCAGCCATGCTACATATCCTTTATCTTTCCATGGTGTCGCTTTAAATTTTGGATCAATTTTTGCATTTTTTTCATGTCTTTTAAATGATGCCATACGAGCAATCGTGTCCCTCGAAATATTAAATTTTGAGCAAAGCTGGTTGGCTCTTGTGATTCCTACCCTTGTCATTCCTTTTACTTCATCTCTACCATGTTCATCTATCCATTTTAAAACCTTACAAGCATTATTACTTGCACTTTCAGGATAGTCGTTATAAGTTTCAAACTTTCTACTTATTGCTTCTAATTTTTCTAATAATTCGTTATAGTCCATAAGTAATTCTTGGTGGTATTAGTTGTATTGTTAATTTTCCTATTCTAAATTTTATCATTGTCCTATATAAGTGTCTGTCATTGGTATATTACAAGTTTGGAAGTCGTTATCTACCAGTATGCCTATTTGAAATACCCAGCCAGTAACTGATTGGTCAAACCTTTCTGTGAATGGTTCTAAAGTATAATCTCCTTCTGTAAAATATACAGGTGCATCTATGTCTAGTGCTAATTGTGATTGCCACTTACTATTTCTAAATATAGATATAATGTCTATGCAAGTTTGCAATACATCATTATATACATCTTGTTCATTTTCTTTGCCAGGATCAACTAAGTCCATTACAAATATTTGAAAGTTATATGTAAGACCTACACGACCAGTAGTAACATTTACTGGATTTATATGCATCAAAGGGTATTTAGTATTCTTTTCTAGGTCTATGTCAAATATATCACCCACAGTTGTAGTGCTTATTTGCTTATGATATTCACCTAGCTTTTTAAAAGTATCTACTAAGTTGTTGTATGTCTTGTTATTTATTGCCATTTATTTGTACGCTTTTATTTTGTGCTAAATCTGTTTCATAACTTAACCATGTAAACGCTTCTAACAGATTAAGTTTAGTTATTTTATCTAACTTTGTTATATCGGATCCTGTGAGCCTGTACATTATACCAAAAAATCCCCACTTTTCAGCGAAACCTTCTCCAACATTTTGCTGGTCATTTCCTCTTTCTGATCCAGTAAATATAATTTGGTAATCTTCGACCACTCGTTTACGAAAATCCAAAAAAAAACCAGACTACTTTCTACTTGTTCTGCACTCATCTTTTTAAACTTTTCTGCCCTTACATCTATCTTACCATCATACGCTTCTATTATATATGCATCACCTTCTTTTTCTACTATTGGTCTATATAATATAGCCATTATTTCTGGTAAATTGTCTTGTACTCCTTGCTTTATAAAATGCTCTAAGTCTGCATATTCACCAAGCGTTATATCTGAAAGGCTTGGATGAAACCCATACTCTTTACCATCTACTTCTATTACTTTTACAAGCTCATTATTTTTTTCCTGTTGTATTTGAGCAATCCTAGAAAGTATAACTGTTATATCTGGTAATGATAATTTACTTATCAATTTTTCTGGTATATCAGATAGTGTATTAATTAACGCCTTAGTTTCTTGTGCTTGTGTCAGTCCTTCTAATTCTGTTAATTTAATCCACTTTTCTAGTGTTACTTCTTTCCAACTTTCAATTACTCTATACTTTTTAGTCTTTCCTTTTTTCTTGATTTTTACCTCCATAATATATAATAGAAAAAGTTCATATTTAGTTTAAAATTCTTATACTTGCAAAAGTTTTCATTTTGCTGTGTGGAGAGGGGGTTGGTTATGCCACCCCTTTTTTTTAATATACAAAATACTTTCCATAGTTACTATCCACTTCGTAATACATACGCATTGCTAACGCATCTGCATAGTCAGGTGATCTGCCTATTATAGCTTTTACTGTATCTTTTGGTAGTATTTGTAGCTTATTGTCTTTGTCAGCATCCTTCATTCTTACCTGCTCTAGCTCTTCTATAATGTAGTTTTTTATATTTACATCTGTACAGCTTATACCTATTTGTCCTTTGTTTATAAGGTCTGCTAGTTTATAGTAACATTGTGTTTTTAAGTTTTGATAGTTTTCTGCTTTTATAGGTCTTGTGTTAGCCTGAAATGATTGACATCTTAGATAGTCTGTTACACCCCCACCAACACCATCAGAATCTACAATAATGTTGCGTAATGGTACTTGGTTTTCTTGTTGTAATTTCTTAATCTCATCTACAACATCATTTACAGCCGATTTAAGCATAGTTCTTATATATCTAAGGTGTAACCCTTGCCATAGCATAATAACCGTTCTATCGCTTCCAAATCGTGCTACATCACAGCTTATGTATTTATTACCATCTATGCCTTTTGTTTCAAATAACGATATAATAGAATTATAATCTATTAAACTATCTTTAGTAGCATCATATTCCCAGTTGCCAAATAGTAAACGCTGTTTACTTAATTCATCTAATGTTTGTAATTGTGTTTCATAATGTTTTGATATATAGGTATTATGACCTACTAGACTTTGTATAAACTTTCTATATGGTTTTATTTTGTTTTCTTGTGCTGGTCTATAATATTCTGTATATACCCAGTTCTTAGCTGGATTACAAGTCATTAACATTTTAGGTATCAATTCATTTTCATCTAGCTTATATCTTAATCTACTAGCTACTACGTTTTTTGCTTTTTCTGTTATCTGGTTTGCTTCATCTATAAAAGCTCCAGTTATTTCTAATGATCCTAAACTATCAAAGTTTCTGTCTGATGGATATAGAAACAAGTCTTTAAGTATTATTTCTGATCCATTGAAAAAAGTAATAATATTTGTAGAACCATTAAAGTTATAATGTTTACTTGCTTTAACACCCCAAGCGTTACACACTTCAAAAAATGTATTTAGTGTGGTCTTTTTTAGTGCATCTAATTTAGACCTACCCATTAAGTATCTAGTCTTAGGGTATTGAATACACATTAGTATTAGATAGCTTACGCCTACCCATGACTTACCACCTCCAGCACCACCTCCAAATAATACTTCTTTTGTCTTATTATCAAATAAGTATTTAAGACATTCTTTTTGTGTCTTTGTGAATTGTGGGTTAATCTCCAAGGTTGATATTTATTTTTATAGGCTCATCACCACTTGTAATATCTAAGCTATCACCATAGCCACGCTTCTTACCTCTTGTCTTTAAATAGAATATAGTAGCTGGTGTACTACCTTTTTCTATTTGTTCTTTTAAGTGTGTTTCTGCAAAGTCTATAAACATACCATCTATTTCTTGTACTTTCTTACGATAGTCTTCATCTTCTTTATACCACTTATAATGCTGTGTTCTACTTAGTCCAGTTTTTTCACAGGCTTCTGTTACTATACCTAATGATTTGTGTAGTGCTTTTAATAGTAGTTCTTTATTGTCTTGTGTTCGTTCTGTTCGCTTGTCCATAGTATATAATAGAAAAAATCAACTTTTATTTATCCACTTCCTTGCTATGCTGTTTTCAAATCTTCTGTCTAGTTCTTTAGTAAGTATTTTTCTTAACTTAACTTCACCTACATTAAATTTCTTTTGCATATACTTAGAACCGTTAGCATGAGGATTATTAAAGTAATATTCTATAACATCCTTACTTAGTTTTTCCATTTGTTTTGGTGTTCTTTTTGTTTTTGTCATAATGTTAATTTAAAAGGGGGGAGGGTAACCTATACAAAGTATAACTGCTCTGTTAATAATTATATTGGTTTTAACCCCCCTGTTCGTTAGGTGCTGGTAGATGCAATCCTAAGTCTACTGATGCCCATGCTCTTATCTCTTCACAAAATTGATTAAATTCTTGTTTGTCTAGTTCTTTAGTTGTTTTTATAATAAATCGTTCTTTTAATACTTCGTGCATCTCAAACTTATGGTAGCCAGTATAATCAGCTATAGGTTGTACAAGGCACTTCCAGTAATACTTATTTTGTCTTTCGCTTCTAATCAAATGGTTCATTTACTCCTCTTTCTCCTATTAGTTTTTCTTTTGCACCATCCCACAGCATATCTCTTTTTTTGCTTAGTGTTGGTTCTGTTCTTATTAGTTTGGGCATACCTTCTTCTGGTTCGCTATCCATATACTTACCACAACTACATAGTGCTTCTTTTGCTACCCATTTACCTTCCTTATGCACTATAGTTACTTTGCCCAAGTGCTTTTCTTCTTTACCACATTCGCATTTATATAGTGCCATTGCTCAACCTATCTAATTCAAACTTTAATACATTAATAGCTTTTTGTATGTCTTGCTTTGCTGTATTGTCTTGTTTTTTTCCAGACCTTAATATATACTGTACTGCTTGTGATGTCCAAGCACCTAATTCAAAATCATCTACTATATCTTTTACAGTATATCCATGCACCTTACCTATATAGTATTTAGGCTGTGGTTCTTTCTTGTAATTATTTTCCATTTCTTTTTGGTATTGTAGTTCTTTCGTAATGCCTATCACTATGTAATGCGCCTATCCTGGTTTCAAACTTTTTCATATTTTCTTTTAATTTTCTTTTGTTTCTTTCTTCTTCCCTGTAGTCTAAATACGATACAACAAAACTACCAGCCAACATAAAACCAACTATAATTCCGAATGCTATCCACATATTATTTGTATTTTTTATATAATTTTTTTATACCATCAAAACAAGTGCTTAAACAAGAACCACAACTAGTAGTAGTTTTGTAATTAGTCATATGTATTGTGTTATATAAAGTAATCATTTTTGCTTTTACTTCATTATTCTTAGCTCTACCAGTTTTTATATCATCCCAAATATTTAATATTTCATCTATTATTTCTTTTGGTAAATCTTCTGGTGTTTCTATTTCTGTTGTTTTTTGCCAGTATTTTTCTGGACACTCCATTGGAGCGATTCTTGCCTTCAAAGACATAAAACACAAACACCGTTTGCATTGTCCTGTTAATTTAAAATAATATTTACAGTCTTTACATATTGCTAATCTATCTTCATATACTTCTTGACTTGTAAAAAATCTATTCATATTAACTTGGATATATTACTACTAAATCTTCTTTAATCATCTAATACTTCTTTTAATTTTGTTCTTACGTTGTCTATAGTTATAAAAAGACTATTTCTACTTATCTTTGTTTTTTCAGCGAGTGAATCGAGTGTGTTCCCCTCGTAATAATACAATTTAAAAATAGAGGAATCATACCAATACATTTTGTCCAGCTCTATATCTATCTGTTCTAATTTTTGCCATTGGTATTCATTAACTATTGTTTCTGGTACATTGTATATGTTATTATAAAAGTCATTCATATTTTCTCTTGTACTGTTGCTTGTATTGTATTGTAAATTAGTATAGAATTTTTTATATTTATAATAAAAAGGACTTCTAGGACTTGTCAAAGCTCTTTTCAATACTACTGCACCATATTTTATTATTCCTTGTTTCCCATCTTTTGTATATATATCTTTTAATACTTGTTTATTCATAGTTAAAAAATACATCATTAATTCTTGTACAGCGTTTTCTATGTCGTTTTTATCTGTAGTAAGTCCATAGCACATATCTTTAAATTTATCTGTAAGCTGTGCTATTTCATTATATATATTATTCATTACTTATTTCTAAATTTTCTAACTTAGTAATTACTTCTTGTAATTTTTCATTCATAATAAGTTTGTAAGCTCTTACAGTTGCTGAATTTTTTTTTGTTTCTATTCCTGCAAGATAACCATTTGTCATTACAGAAACATTTACAGGTAGTATCATAATCCAGTCATACCAATTTGAAGATGTTCTTGACTTACCATAGTTATTATGGTATTCTATTACAATACTTAAAACATCTAAAAAATTATTGTACCTTGTTTTTGTAGAAATGTCATCTATAAAGGAATCTACCATTATTAAATATTCTTCCAATATTACTTCATGCTGTTTACTTGCGTATATTGGAGTTATCATATTTCAAAGTTATAAAAAAATTTATTCTATTCCCTTTTCTTTTTTTAACTTATTAACAAGGTCTTTGTAATAACTAATTTCACTTTCATAATCTACTCTAGACATTTTGATTGTTTGTCTGCACTTGTATTGTAGTTCTTCTGCTGTGCCTTCGCCATATTTAGAATCTAAATTTAATCCAAATCTATACTGTTCTCCTTGTCCAAAAAGATTGTCTTTAGGTGATTGTGGCTGTACATTTATTTCACACCATCTTGTAGCTAGGTTTTTTCTGCTCATAAAATGACCAGCATGAATCTGCTTGTAGTGATACACTCTGCCTGAAGTGAAACACTGTACCATGCCTTCTGCTGTAGCATCTCTTAACCTAATATAAAGACTAAACCACTTGTCTAGTTCTTTCTTTAATTTACTTATTGACTTCATAACCTAAGTCATTTAGCCATTTTTTTTGCATAGTTGTTTGTCTACCCTTATAGTTTTTACCTCTTAATTCTTCGTTTTGTTCTTGTACTTGCCTACGCATTCTACTTATTGTAGTGGGTGGTGTAAGTTTTCCATCAGAAAAAAGAATATAAAAATGTTTGCGTACATTCCAGTCTAATCCAAATTTTTCTAATTCCTTATCCCAAATAG